TGAAACCGTCGCAATATTTCCTGCCGATGAGCTTTTAAGTGTAACAAGTTTTCCAGATGCGCCGGCCAGTGAGAATGAAGTGAATGTATTGGTCGTTCCCGCTGTCAGAATGATTGTGCATGCGGCCGAATTATCGTTTGCAATGTCATCAAATGTATTATTGCCAGATATTGTTAAGTTGCCAGTGCCGCCCTGTCGTATTTTTGCAGCATAAGTATATCCACCACCAACAAAGGTTTTTGCGCTGGCGGATGTCATATCAATAGTGGCGGATGTGCCGGTGTTGGTAAACCCTGACCCGCTTGCGTTCCATGCAGTCGAGCCTGAACCAGCAATCGTTATTTTGCCGCTTGCTCCAAAAGATATAGCGCGTGTTGCGGTTCCTGTGTTTGCGAACGTGCCGGTTGAATACGCCTTGCCATTAATGTTCAATGTCCCGGCAGTAAGCGTAGTGGCAAGCGTAGCGCCAATTGTTGTATTATCAACAAGCGTAATTGTCCCTGTCGGGCTGTTGATTGTGAGCGGTTGAGTAAACGATATTCCTGCGGAAGTAATGCTTTGCGTCGCTCCCTGACCGGCAAAAGTTAATGCGCCGGTTCCTGAAAGCGTCAGACTAGCAAAAAGCGTTACGCTTCCATAAATAGCCGGAGTAGTCGTTCCTGTGGCCAATGTAAAAGCGGTCGATCTGTTCGAAACGCCATCGGCCATTTGTATGGAGCCAATATTCCAGTTCGCGTCTAATGTTACGGTTCCGGCCGCTCCGGCCTCCGTAAACGTAGCAGTGTCTTGCGGAAGTGGAAAATTATTAACCGCAGGCGACCCATTATTGGTTGTCGCCCAACCAGTAGCGCTCCAGTTTTGAGAGCCAGATAAATTCCAATAAACCGTCTTTGGCGTGTCTGTCGTTATTGAGGAATTGTTTTTAGCGTCGCCTAAACGAGTCCCCGTCCACGGTCGCGCAACGGTTCCTGCCGCAACTATGTCTCTAAAGTCTACATCTGCAAGCGTTGCAAGTGACCCATTAAGCGTAATTGTGCGCTGGGTTCCTATAGTATTGCTTGCCACAAACATACGGCGGACGGCTGTGCTTGATGAGCCAAAGGTCAATGCGCCGTTGACAGTGATGTCTGCGTCAAATGTTTGGGCTCTAATTCCGGCAGTAGATTTGGTGGAATATGAAAGATTATTGAATGTGTTTGCGCCCGACATTGCTATGCCGCCGGCCCCTACGCCGGTGAACGACACATTATAATATGTCTTGCCCATTCCAGTGAACGACATATTACTGTTTGTAAGGGTTATTGTGGATGTCCCGGCGTTAATAGTGGTATTTGTGGCGTTTAAACCGCCATAATTTCCGGCAATGCTCACCGAAGAGCTGCCTAAGGTAAGGCTTTTAACGTCGGTTGTATTTGCAAACACTAGATTGACGCCAGAAGTCAGATTATTATTGTTTGTGACAAGACTTCCTTTGTTTATGTTTATAGTGTTGCCAGATGTAAATGCGCCCCCAAGCGTCCATTCACCGCCCACACCGCTAAACGTAACAGTGCCGGCCATTGTGACTGCGTTAGTCGTTATTGTTTTACCTGTTGTCGTGGCGGCAAAAGTCGTCGTGCCACTATAAGTTGTCGCATAAAGCGTTGATGCAGGATTAGACCAGCTTCCATAGACATTTAGCGCGGCAGACCCCGCAAGTGTCATCTTTTTAACGGTGTTTGTAATGCTGCACGTAAAATCGGCGCAGTTAGACGAAACATCTACCGTTACAGTGAACGTCGCAGAATGCGAATTGTCATCAAAAATCACGTTGTCGGCGGACGTAGGCGCATTGGATGCTGGCGCAGAAGGACTATTCCCGGAATTGGTTGACCAATGATTTGTATAGTCAGACCAATTTCCCGCGCCGCCATACCAATAATATGTCGCCATTATTCGCCCTCAACTGTTTGAGCGGAGACAATCGCGATCCATGATTGATAGCGGCGCTGCTTCTCGCTTTCAATTTCCGGCTGCGTCATTGCGTCAATAACTTCTGGCGGTCCAGATATTGAGTCGCGCCAAACAAAAGGGGCTTCGCCCAATTCGTATTGGATTGACACCCAACCATTTGGAAGGGTTGCAATAACATCGGTCATTACTGGTCACGTCCGCGCATGTGCAGCCAAACGCTGACAGATGAGCCGGAGCCTCCCGACAGAAGCGGGCGGATATATTGCGGCAACTCGGTAATTGACTTGATGCCGGCGGCGGTGAACGCTAGGTTGTTGCCGAGTGGATCAGTCAACGTAGCCCAGGTTGTGCCGTCATCGTTTGAGCCTTGGATCGTGACGGTCGCGCCGCCAAACGTGCCAAGAACCTGGATCGTGCGGTCCTGGAAGTCCGCCATGCCAAACGCGCCGCCATCGACGTTTGTGTTGGTCAATGGCGTCCATTTTACGCGCATCAGGCACAGAGTCGTGCTTGGCACGAGTGCATAATCAACCGTCGCCATGTCGTAGTCCTCTTAGCTCCGCTCGGCGGAACGCTTTGCAAGTTCAAGCGCGAACGCAACCTGACGCGCCTGTTCAATGGGTGAAATCTCTTTGGCTTCGATCTTTTCGCCGCCGGACGTAATGTCCGTCTGAACCTTGTCAGAGAAGCGCACGGGGTCGAATTTGCTCGCCAACCACTTGCGGTTGTCCGCACGTAATTTACTTCGCGCCACCAGTTCGTAATTGATCGAACCGTCAGACTTGTAGTCTTCGCGGGCGTCGTCTGAAATCTCCAGCACTTCTTCCGCCAGAAGATCAGCCGCCACCTGACGCGCCGCTTTCATGTCAGCGCCAAACTCAGGATCGCGCTCATATTCGCGAAAGACGCTGAACCGGGAAGGCATGTCTTCGGAAGCCAGAATGCTCTTCAAAAGCTCGCCGGACGCAACCCGTTGAACGATCTCTTCTTTTAACTCAGGCGTCAGGTCGATCCGGTTGCCCCGGTGTCTCGGCGGCTTTGGCGGAATGATCTCTGCGCCAAAAACCTCGGCGTCCGCCTGTCGCTTCATCTCTCGGTTATACGCTTTACGGAACGCTTGCTTCCTTTTGGGAGCCTCGCCCATGTCCAAACTCGTCATTCGAGATTACGCAGCTTGTAGTATGTCGTCGCGAACAGCGCCTCGATGTCTTGGAGAAGATTTTCCAAAGCGTGCTTTTCGCGGCATATTTCGTCGCAGTTGGCTTCCAGCCAAGCGGCTAGGCCCTTGATCTGCTCCATGATGTTTTCGCGCGTGTAAGGAATTGGCTTTACAGGTCCAATCAGGCCGAAATAGCCCTGATACGCCTCGACATAGGCGTCCAGCTTATCAATGAGCCCGTCGTAGAAGTCGCCCAACGCCATGTGACGCGCGAACGATCCTTTGCCCTTCGCCGCCCAATGCGCAAGATGCGCTGCGTCGCGGATGGCGAACATGCGGCCGACGAAATCTTCAACCATGTCAGTCCTCAATGTCGTCGCGGCCAAGCGAAGGAGGCAATGTCTCGTCGTCCTCATGCTTCATCGACGCACCCATGAAAAACATCAGGGCCAAAACGACCAAAAGCGCCCAGGTCAAGAAGCCGACAATCCAGATCATGATGTCAGGTCGCTTCCGGGGATAGGAGTCTGCGTGACGCGGCTTTTCTTGTGCTTGCCGGCGATGGTCTTGCGTTTGTCCGCCTCAACAAACTTACGGCCAACAGACTGCGGCACGCCGCCGTAACCGCCTTTCGTGTGCGCGGCTGCGCGCATCAAACGAGCTTGGGCGGGAGATTTGCTAGGCATCAGACGCGCTTCTTCTTGTGCTTGCCGAGGATCGTCTTGTCAGAGCGCTTGTCAGCTTTCGAGCCTTCGCGATGGCGGTTGTCCGCCTTCATGTCAGCCTTGGAGCGCTCCACGCGCTTCATGCCCTTAGAGCCCTGATAGGCGGTCTGGGGTGCCATATTCGCCATTACACGCTCCACGGGAGAGGGGGTGAAACCTTTGGCGCTTGTTGCTGCGCAATCTGTTGGGCAAGGCTGGCGTCAATCGCGCCAATCACAGGAAGCGTCATTGTCGTCTCAATCCAGCCGATGACATCCGCCTCTTTCAACTGATCGAACGGAATAAACCGCTGCGTCGGGGTCAACCGCACATTCACTTGGCTTGTCAGGTTTGCCGTGTATTGCCCGTCAACCGCCCGTCGTTCCCAATACGCCGTGATAACGACGTTGGACTGCCCCTTGTATTCAGGGTAGCATTCGAGCTTGGTGACGCTCCAGGAATAGGAAATCGCCATTAGGCGTTCGCCTCGTATTCTTCGCCCATCTCGTCAGGATCGAGATCGCATTCGGCCTCAACCGCATCCGCGATCACCGCCATAGAGACTTCCAAGCCCTCCAGGGCTTCGGCAATCCGCTCAAGCGCCAAAACTTCGCGGTCGGTCGAAGAACGCTTCCGCATGTCGCGCGCACGCGCCTGACCCAGCAAGACGCCGGCTTCACGTGGTCCCGTCATTGTGCAAACCGCTCCCACTAACGAGACGCCACCGTAGATTTGAGCTTGTCGTATTCAGCCTCGTGTTGCTGAATAGCTTTCCGATAACCCTGTGCATTGATCGTCGGGTTGGCCTTTTTGCCAGCCGCGCTCAACCGCCCCTCGGGGTTGCCGGTGAAGTGGATGTTGATGGCCTTGTAGAAGTCGCCCTTCGTCCGGTCCATCAGCCCCTTGAAGTAGTGGTCGAAGACCTTGTCTTGCACTTCTTTTGGAGCCTGATAGGCGCGTTTGTATTCGGTACCAACGTCAGCTTCCCGCGCAGCATTCCGCCAAGTTTTGTCAACGA